TACAAATCAAACGATGAAACACCCTATAGATGGACAGAAGTCGCTGATCTATGTCCTATTACAACAGATTTTTTTAAAAACACCTTTCCTTTTAAAAAGTATTTCAGACTAAGATTTATGTTGTTAGATCCTGGAGGTTTCATAACTCCTCATGTAGATACTTTTGACTCTAAGCTATCTCCTATTAATATGGCTTTAAATCACCCAAAAGGTTGTTTAATGAAGATGAGTGGTCATAAAGGATTTGTACCCTTTAAACCAGGAGTGTCGCTTCTTTTAGATGTTGGAAATGAACATGCTTACGTAAATAAAAGCGAAGAAGAACGATATCATATTATTGTTCATGGAGTAAAAACCAAAGAATATGAGGAGTTAGTAGTTAGAAGCTATGAGAAAAATGGGTCTCAATAAAAATTATATTGTAGGAATCTTTGATGATCCTGAATTTTCATCACAGTATAATACTCAACAAAAGAGAAAAGAACTAAGTGAGTTTTTTACGAGGTTTAAGTATTTTGGAAAAATTCTTTACGGCAAGTCTGTAAACGATGTACTAGATCAAGCTTTAGAATATGATGTAGATTTTTGTATTGTACAATCAATAGGACATATAATTAAAGAAGCTCATTTCTTTTTTTGGATTGAAAAATGGATTGAGAACAAAAACTTTTTTGTTACAGGACATATCTTAGATAGACAAACCACAACAGAAAAGAATGGATATTATGGATTACATCACCAATGTTTACTAGTAAATCTTAATTACTACAAAAAATTTGATAAACCTGTTTTTGGGTATATGGGTTCAAAAAATGTAGAGGTAGCTGACGCTGTTAGACATGCCAAGAATATTCATGATGACTATACACCTTTAACGCTTAAACCCGCTAAAGATACGTTGATATGTACACCGTTAGTAGAAGGATGGAACTTTATCAATAAAAGTTTAGAAAACGGTATGACAGTTTACAACTTTCACCCAAAAATAAGAGAGCAAAAACAGTATTTATACCCTAAATTTAGCGCAGCTGAACTTCAAAAGCAACTTTCTTGGATAAATAATATTGTTACATATGCTCCTACTTGTGTATTTTTTTGGAACACAGAAACATACATTGATTTAAAATATGTTGATATTAAAAAACCTATAGAAAAACTATACTCAGTAGCAGCTAGTTTTAAACCTAATATGATACTACAGAAGTTTAACTTCACCCCAAGTACAGAGGTTGTTTATTATGACTATAGTAAACCAGCCTTAGCTTTTAAAAAACTGCTTATTAAAGAATGGAATGGTGAAGATTATCCTAGATTTCTCAAATATGCTACTGATAGATACAGAATTAATGGCACAGGTGGTAACTGGACTGAATTTATGACTCAAGATGAGTTGTGGCAGAGAGAAATAGACTTATGGGGTGGTGAACAGGTTATTAAAGATCATTGGGAAAAATACAAAACACTTAAACACTCTTATGTTCATTGTGACATTTGTGAAGACCCAACACCTCTTACAAGCAAAGTCACAGACGAAGAAAACTCAATTATTTGGTGGAGCAACGCTTTTCATACTGTAAATGCTCACTATGTTAGAGGCTTAGAGGGGATTACAAATTCATATAATACTTGGATTGATCAATTACATGCTAAAAACAAAAATCTATGGATTCTAGGTAAAGACCATTTAGATAAACCAGCTGAAGGAAAAAGGTTATTCGAATATGTTAATGACGGCAAAAACCAAACTTGACTTTGATACAGACTGGTTAGAGTCTTTAAAGTTTAAAGAGCATAATGATTCTGATCTAGCAGGATATGTTGACGCAGTAGCTATAAAAAGTTGGGATGGCGATGTTTATTCTTTTTATAGACCCAAACCTATTGAAGATCCTAAAGACTATAGATATACAAGATACTATAACAAATGTAAAAGTTTAGTTGATTATTTTCAGTTTGAAACGTCTAGAGTAAGAATCCATCGGCAAATGCCAGGAAAAACTCTTCCTCTTCATACAGATGATAATAATATTGAAGCTAAAAATAATGATGATTTTAGATTACGAGCTGTTACAGCTTTAACCTCTAGTCCTGATTTTATTTATACATTTCAACATAATAACGAGATAGAACAATTTACTCTCAAAAAAGGCGAAACAGTAGTTTTTGATCCAGATTTAGTAGCGCATGGTATGATGAATCAATCAAAAACAGAAATTAGATATGCTTTAGTTCAGGTTTTTAAAGCATACCCAGTTACCCCTTGGTTAAAGCAGTTTTTAAACAAAGAACAGATAGTTAAACTATGAATATTGACTTTGGTACAGCATTCCATAAACCTAATGGTAATGCTGTAAAAGTAACAATTAATGAATTTAGAGATGTACTTTATCTTCATATCCGAGAGTATTCAATGGATGGTGACACTGGTCAATGGTATCCTACTAAATCAGGATTTTCAATACCAGCAGATGAAGTAAGCTCGTTAATTCCCTTATTAGAAGACGCTAGCGATGCTGTAGCTCAACGCTATGTTTGGAGCACGCAATTAGAATTAGAATTGGAGCAAAAATGAGTATTAAAGCATGGAGTGATGAACAAGAAATTGAATTAATTAAACTCTATACTGAACAAGACGAGAAAGACGTTCACTATTTAGCAAATCACTTCTCAAAAGGTTATAGAAGTGTTATAAGTAAATTAGTACAATTAAAAATTTATGAAAAACCTGTGATTGAAGAAGATGATAAATCTCAAACAGTAAAAGTAATGTTAAGAGATTTAGAAGAAATCTTAGATATCCAAGTTGAAGGTACTAACTTAAACAAAAAAGAAAACTTAGTAAAACTATTAGAAGCTATTAAAAAGAAAGTGAATGAATAAGTTTTTTATTATTGCTGAGAAAAACAAACAAAGCATGAATGAAAAATACTTAGAAACTTTTATACCTCTTGATTACAAAGATGGTATAAGTTTTGATCATGATATCAGATACTGGCATTCTCTTTATTTTGGAATGTTTCTTCTAGATTATTTTAAGTTACCAAAAAAGGTGTGCGTAGATGTAGGAACACACAAAGGCTTATATGCTTCTGTCTATGCTCGTCACTTTTCAGAGGTTCACGCATTTGAACCAAGTCCCCCTCTACATACAGTAGCTAACTTAAACTTTATAAGACAAAATATACCTAATATTACACTACACAAAACAGCTCTATTAGATGAGTCAATTGAGTGTAAGTTTTACACCCATTATCTAGATGATAAAAAAACAGATATTTCTGGCAGCAACTCAGCTTTAATTAATTATAGCTCTAACCCCCAGATTAAGAAAACAGACGTTTCTACTATTATCTCTAAAACTTTAGATAGTTATAATCTAGACATTGATTTTATTAAAATAGACGCTGAAGGAAATGAGTATAAAGTCTTAAAAGGAGCAGAAGGTACTATATTAAAAAGCAAACCTGCTATACAAGTTGAATTAGCAGGAGTATCTGATCTAGAACCTTTAATACATGACTACTTAATTAGTTTAGGGTATGAAAAAGTAAACTTAAAAGAGTTTTCATATATACACCCCTTATTAACCAATATTGATAATGAATTTTATCTACAAAAGGAGACTTTAAATGGCAGCTAAAAAGAAAAATCGTCTTAACAAAGCTTGGATGATTCCAGAAGGAGAAAAACGCGATTCAGCTTCATATCACTTCATTCACCCTAAAACACTGTCTCAAATTAGGAATGGTGTAAAATTGCGAATGCGCAAGTATCATCCAAAGTTACGTCAACATGTATGGTTTGTAGAAACCCGTATGCCACCACATTCAAAGTAGAGGATAAAATGAGAGAAAGTTATGAAGATTACATGAAGCGACGTCTTCGTGAAGAAGAGGATGATCGTAAAAGAAGAGCTGAATATGAAGATCGTGAATGGCAACGTTTGACACAGCTAGCAGAGGCTAAAAAGAAAATTGCTGAATCAAGGTCTCATCACGATATCGTAGAACCTAAGATTTATGAATCCCCAGACGGTGGTAAGACTGTTTATGAAAGGGATTTTAGAGCACCGATCAGCACTAGAAAACTAATCATGTCTCCTGAAGAGCAAAAAATTAAAGACTATCTTAAAAAAGATAAACCGTTTATACAATATGGTAAAGACGAACACGAAGTAATGATTTCTGCTGAAGATATTGATAAAATTAATAACTCAAATAAAGTAGATATGGTTAATCACCCACCTCACTACAATAAAGGTATCGAAACTACTGATTATATTGATTCTTGGGAAATGGGTTTTTCACAAGGTAATGTGGTTAAATATGTTACTCGATACAATCTTAAACATGACACTAAAGAAAAGCAACTCGAAGATCTTAAAAAGTGTCGCTGGTATTTAGAAAAGTTAATTCATAAGGTAGAAAATGAATAAAGAGATTAGTAATTACTTTGCTACAGAATGGACAACCACAGAAACAGATCCATACGTAGTTTGGTGGGTTGAAAACTCTAGAAATACGTTAGATGTAGGTTGTGGTTTCAATCATTATAAAAAATATTCAAACTCAAACTTTATTGGTCTTGACCCGTTTAATTCAGAAGCTGACGTTCAAATTGATATTTTAGATTTTAACACCTCACAAAAGTTTGATTTAATAATCTGTTTTGGGTCATTACATTTTTATGATTTTAACTGGGTTAATTCAAGACTAGAGAAAGTTATCTCACTTCTTGACGAAGAAGGCAGAATTCTAATGAAGGCGAATCCAGGACAAGCAAATGAAGATGGATCCTCACTTCCATGGTTTGATAGATGGAGCTTTCATCTTGCAGATCACTTTGGGGAAGTGTATAATTTAAAAATTGAAAACAAACGCGAAGGTTCGCGTGGTAGATTAAAATGGGATTTTGTTAAATGAATTTATTTCCACTATTTGAACCGTCAACAGGATTGGCTGTTCTTGCTGCTTATGGGTTATTCGCGTTAGCAATGACTTATTGGTATTCAAGAGGTTACAATGACTCAAAAACCTCTTTCTTAGTAGCTCGTCGTGAGCTTAA